CCATCTAAAACCAAAGCGAAGGCAATCTGAGCAGGTCCTTCTCCTGAACCTATTCTTTCCCAGGTTGGGATGTTTTCTGTCATAATATACTCCTCACGATATTGTAATTTCTCCAAGTGAACTCTCTTGGTTATAGCTGCTTGGAGAAACAACTATTCCGTAGTTAGCTACAATATTAACACCTGTTGCGTTATATATCAAATCACTTCCAATTTGGGTCACCATTGCGGTGTCAGAGTATGCTTTGGCTGTTATTGTGGCTGTAGTTCCACCTTTCGTGGCATTTGATATTTGAATTTTTAGCCCCTTCATCTGAACGTAGCTTGTTACTGCATCTAGAGTGAAAGTATATATTGCTGTGGCAACATTTGATGTAAACTTAATAAGCTGTAAGTATCTTGGATAGGTAGTTGCATAAGAACTGCATGTTCCTCCAGTTCCAGCACAGTTTCCGCCAGCGCCGCAAGGGTTATATGGGTTGACTCCAGCACATGGGTTGTAAGGATTGACAGATCCACATGGGTTATAAGGGTTTGCAGATCCACATGGATTTACTGGGTTATAATAATCTACAGAAGTAGTATACGCACATGGGTTATATGGATTAACGTTAACACATGGATTATATGGATTTGTAGATACACATGGATTATATGGGTTTATATTTATGCAATAGTTATATGGATTAATATTTACACATGGATTATATGGGTTGACGCTTGGGCATGGGTTATATGGGTTTACGCTAACACATGGGTTGTATGGGTTACGGCTTGGGCATGGGTTATAAGGGTTATATCTATTACAGCACCAATAGTTTACGGCTGTTGGGATTCCGCACCAGCCATACTGAGCACAGTTACCACCAGTTGCAGCTCTACAGTTTCCACCACCAGTATTACAGTTTCCACCAGTTGCAGCTCTACAGTTTCCACCTGATGTGTTACAGTTAAATCCTCCCTGATTACAGGTTCCACCAGCGGAAATACAATTTGCATACTCAACATTACACTGTGGATTTGCTGCTACACACTGATCTTGTGACCCAGCATAGTTTCCACCAGTTGCAACACAATTTCCTCCAGTGCCTGAGCAGCCTCCACTTCCATAACAATTACCACCAGTGCCTTCGCAACCATTAGTTGCGCCACAAGGGTTATAAGGATTTACAGAAAGACATGCACCCGTTCCAGGACTTGCTACTTGTGAAGAAACTAATCCGTACCAGTTACCCTCATCTGTTACCCAAAGAGCGGCACCTGATCCAATGCCTGGATTTTTAATAGAAATAGTTACATTTGGATCTTTCATTGGAACTGAAGCCATTGGATAAAGAGATGAGCTATATGCTGTTGATGCAGTAGAAGAACCAGCTGTCCACTGACCTCTTCTAAATTTCCATCCACCCTTAAAATAATTATTAAAACTATCTTGGAAAAATACAAATGCCTTTAGTCTTGAGGATACAATATTTCTTTTTTTTCTTGATAGTCCCATTATAGATCAGAATCTCCAGATACTAGCCAATCGTTTGTGCCTCTTTTTTCAAGAATTAGTGTGCTCCATTGAACTCTAGTTTTAAATTGATTGTCTGGGGCTCTTAGTGTTACTCCAGATTGACCAACTACAGTTATTTTTCCAGTTCCAGCCTGCATAATTTCACAGCTTGAGCCTACTGGCCATGGATCATTTATGTTTGTTGGTATGGTTACTGTAATTGCTGTTGAAGCATCAAATTCAATTCTATTATATCTATCTGTTTGATTGTTAATTGTATATTCAGTGTCTGATTTTAATGTTGGTATAGTTGCCTTATCAACCTTTGCAGCTAATCCGTCTACAACTTGCGTTTCTAACAAACCAATGCGTGTTGCTGTTAAAGAAGATATTGGTTTTTCTAAATCTGAAGTGTTATCAACATTTCCAAGTCCAACCATTGTTTTTGTAATTCCGCTTACCGTTCCAGTAAAAGTTGGGTTTAGCAATGGGGCTTTGAGATCTATTTGTGCCTGTATTTCGCTGGTTGCATTATTTAAGTAAGATATTTCTGTACTAGATACATCTCCAATAGATGTAGTTGCTGGAAGAGATACGGTTCCGCTAAATGTTGGTGAGGCTAAAGGAGCTTTTAGTCCTAATGCAGTAGTAACTGTAGATGCGTATGAAGCGTCATCATTGATAGCGGCGGCTAGTTCATTTAACGTGTCTAAAGCACCTGGAGCTAAATCAATAACATTTGCTATTGCAGTCTTTACGAATTCTGTTGTTGCAATTTGAGTTGTATTGGTTGTAGACACAGCAGTTGGTGCTGTTGGAATTCCAGTTAAAGCGGGATTGGCTAAAGGAGCTTTTAGTGCTAATGCTGTTGATGTAGCAGTTGATATTGGCTTATCTGCATCCGATGTATTGTCTACGTTTGTAAGAGTAGAAGAAACTGTTATTGTATTTAAAGTGTCATCATATGTTTTTGTCATATGTAGACCCATAACTAAAGCACTATTTATAGCATCTTGTGACAACTCCGCAAGCTCTGAGGGAAGTACATTTATAAAGGGAAGATTAACCCAAGTATATAATCCATTTCCAACCTTTAACTTATTTAGTGTAGTATCTAAACCTAGTTCTGCTGGTGCAAGAACTAATGTAGAAGCTGCCCATTGAGCAGATGTTCCTCTTCTTAATCTAATAACTGATGACATTATGCGTCACCGCCGTCAATAAATCCTGGATTAGGTATCTGAATGTTTTCTACAGAATAAATTTCTCCGTCATATGTATGTACGTGGTCCAAAATACCACTGAGTGCTCCGCCAGTAGGCTGCCAAGCAACTCCGTCATAAAATCTTAATTCTTTAACTGCGCTATTATAATAAATATCGCCTATTCGTCCATTTGCTGGATCTGAAGATAACTCTACTGCATGAAGTGGTACTAGTCTTTTTACAGATGACATCTACCTACTCCTTATCCAGTGATTACGACTCTATAAGCTCCAGCTGTTGGTGCGGTAGCAAATTGTAGTTTAACTTGTGTCGGAGAAAAATGCTCTACTCCAACTTCTACTTGCTCTTTAGAACCGCCTGTTTCAAATACTTGAACTACAACATCTTCTGAACCCAACATGTGTGAAATAGTGTAGGTAGCAAGTGAGGTTGAAAGTGTCTCTGAATACTTTCTAACAATATGGTGGTAGTTAGATCCATCATTTGTAAGTGTCCACTTGTCATCAGTTTCATTCCATAAAACTTCAACATCAGCGGCATCTCCACGCTCAACACGTACTCCAGCATCTGTTGTAGGAGTTCCAGTAAAGTTAGTATTTAAGTTAATCTTGTTATCTTCAATATTAACCTGTGTTGTATTAACAGAGTTTACTGTTCCAACAACATTAAGGTTTCCGCCAACCTTTAAGTTACCAACAACTTCTACGTTATCTGGTAAACCAACTGTTACTGCTGCTGATTCTGATCCAGAGCCAGTTACTGTAATTTGATTTGTGGTTCCAGAGATTCCAGCAACATAGTTTCCAGTTGTATCTGTGCCAAGTGCTACAGAGTTTGGCTGAATTGCTGTTGTGATTACTACATTTTGAGATCCGTCAAAATTAACTTCACCCTTGACGTCTCCATCAAGTTCAATTTTACGTGCTGTTAATATTTTATCTGCAGTTGAAGCATTTCCAGAAACATCTCCAGTAAATACTGCTCTAGTATTAGAGTTTCCAGAATCCAGGATGGTTGTGCCATCTGTATTCTTAACGTCTCCAGTTATATTTCCAGTTACATTGCCAGTTAAGTTAGCTGTAATTGTTCCAGCAGCAAAATCGCCATTTGAATTTCTAGCTACTATTGCTGAAGCTGTATTTAGCGCTGTAGCGTTTGTAACAATTGTTACAGCTGCAGTCTCTGTTCCAGAGTTTGTAATAGTTAAATGTGAGTCTGTTGAAGAAAGTGTTGCAACATAGTTTCCAGAAGTATCTGTTCCGAGAGCAACGGAGTTTGGTTCAATTGTTGCATTAAGAGTTATTTGACCTGCAGAGTTTGTTGATGCTGTACCGCTTAAGTCTCCGCCAAGAGTAATGCTTATCTGGCCAGCTGACTGCCAGCCCGTTCCATTGTGGAAGTATAGTTGATTTAATGCTGTGTTGTAATAAACCTGTCCAGCTTTTCCGCTTAGTGGGGCTGTGCCTAGGTTATGTATTACGGCATTGCGTAATTCATTTTGCTTTAAATCAATGTCTATAAGAAACTGTCTAGCCATTTTTTATCTCCCTTTAGGACAGGTAGGCTGTCCCAGAAAACCTAGAAGTCATGAAAAGCTTCACAGTTTTATTACTCTCATTATACTGTACTCCAGTTTCGAATGCATTGCCACCGCTGTCGATTACGGTAACATTTGGCTGGAAAAGTAGTGATGTAGTAAGAGTGACTGAATAGTAGCCATCAGCATCAGGGGTAGAACTAACTTGAGAAAGGCTCCATGATAACTTTTCTGAAACCTCTTGTGTAAGGATTATTGCCTTGGCATTAAGCCAAGAGTTGTCTGTGAGCTTTGGACCATAAAATTTATTTAGAACTACGTCGAAATAGAAATCTCCAGTAACTCCATTACCATCTTGAGGGGCGCCAGAACCATTAAGAATAGTTCTTCCAGAAGGACCCTGTATTCCAGAGTCTGAAAGTATTACTTGATTGTCAACCTGAGTGACATTAATAATGTTTGAGTTATCTACAACTGTGATTTCAGCCATTAGACTGTAACCGCCTTTGAAACACTAAGTGTTCCTTCAAGAATGCGTGTCTTGGTAACTCCATCTGGGGCGGTAAGAACTAGATCATAGAATGACTTTGGATAAACTAGCTTAGTAGTTCTTTCTGCAGATACTGTTACGCTAATTCTTCCAAGTGGTCCATTTATAGCTATTCCATCTGTATGAGTTAGAGTAAAGCAAAGTATCTTTCCGCCTTGCTTGTCTCTTGCCTGCATTTTTGCGGTATAACCAGTTATATTAATTGGAACATCATTTGGATCTTTCCAAAATATAGTGAAATTCAGTGTAGCGCCTTCGTCTACATTAAAATTCTTAGTTAAAAATGGCATTTACGCTCCAGTGGTATTAATCTAATTTTAGCATATATAAACGCTAAAGGCAGACTAGTTGATGTCTACCACTTCGCATCCTGCATCTGCAGAACAAGCTAGGTTTTGGCTTCCAGTTGTAGAGTCTTCTGTCTCATACATGCTAAGAAGTGACCACATAATATTTTCTGGCATCTTTGCAACTGCTGCAAGGTATTCTTCCTCTGTGGCATCTTGATAAGGTGCTTGCTTGTATGTGTGATCTGAATAAGGAAGGAATGAAATTCCAGAAACCTCATCAAAGTGTTCCCATACCCAAGATCCTACTTCCATCCACTCTTCATCACGAACTGAGACGGTAATTGAAGGCTTGTGCTCACACCAAGCTCTTTGATATGCTAACCAAATGTTTAGGTGTTCAATTGCAGTAAGATCATTTCTTAGAACTGCTCCCTTTGGAGCTTTTACAGGAAATGAAAATACCTTTGTCTGAGTTGGATTCATAAAGTCATCTTCTGCTGGAACTCCAGCTTCGATTAAGAATTGTGTAAGTGGGTCTTTCTTGTCACCACGTACTGTACGGATATAATATTCATTGTGCCATGGGTGCATTCCAGAAGAAACTCCAGTTAGCTGTGAAACTGTTCCAGAAGGCTTAACACATGTGACTGCAGCGGAAGGATTGATGCCAATCTTTCCTGCCTCTTCAACGTTTGTAGAAACAGCAAGTTCACGAAGTGAGTTTAGAACATCTGAGAGCTTATCAATTCCTTTCTTGCCAGACATCAATTCGTTTCCAAATTGTCCAGTGATAGAAACACCTAGCAGTCTTTCTTCTTCTGTATTCTCTTTCCAGATTTTGCGTAAGTACTTAAAGTTTGTAAGTGTTGATTGCCATGTACCAAGAATAGTTGCAAGTTCTACCTTGCGAGCAAGTGTCTTTTCATTATCTTCTTCACGAACAATAATTTCTGAAAGGTTACAGAACTGATAAGGACGCAAAATAATTTCAGAACATGGGTTAGTTCCGTATCTAATGTTTTCATCACGTCGACCATACTTTGCAGCCTGCTTCTGTGCAGCCTTAACATTGTAGATTCCACGCTCTCCTGATTTTGAGTCGTAAAGATTTTTCCATTCGGCAATAAAGTCTGACATTGATGGTCGATCCATATATGCAACAGAATTATTTGCTAATGCACGATGACCAGTTGCTTCCCACCAAGCACCAGCTTTTGCTTTTGCCATATCTGTGTCACGAAGATCTGAAAGTGAAATTAAAGCAGAACGACGAACTCCACCAACAACAACTACTTCGCCAATCTTGCACATAATGTCGTGTGCTTCAATAGAACGTAATTTTCTTCCAGCTGCATGCTTTACAGTTGTAACACAGAACTCAAAAAGATTAACAAGTGGTTCAGGGCCTGAAGCACGACCACCAAAAGTCTTAAGACGTGCACCTGCAGGTCTTACTTGAGAAACATCCCATGTAGGAATTTGTCCTTGCCATAAAAGAGCAAGAAGTTCACGAAGTGATTTTGCCCAACCAGCTTTTGAATCCTCAACAACAATGACGGTATTAGACTTTTCAAAATGTTCATTAACAACTGGAAGCTTATCTACATAAACTGACTCAACAGAGAATCCAACACCTGTTCCGCACATTAAAATATACATAGCTTCGTCAAATGAGCGAAGTGAGTCTACTGGTAAAAATGAGCAGTTGTAACCTGCAACATTGTCTCTATCCAAAGCGGCGCCAGCTGTCATTACTGATCTCATTGAGGGCATAATGTTTCTATTAAAAATGGCATCACGAATTTCTAGAGTGAGGCTTGCAGAAGGCTCATAGTTATAATCGCTCTTAAGGTGATTTGTCATATACAGAACAAATCTGTCTACTGTCTCTCCCCAAGTCTCACGACGGTTTTCTTCTGGTAGCCATCTTGCATAACGGCTCAGAGCGATAAAGTTCTCGTACGGATTTTGAATTACTTCTTGCATTTTAGAATACTCCTCTAGTCCCACATGTTGGGTTTAATTTTATTGGTAATACTAAGTATAGTGACTTTTTTTTAAAGAAAAGAAATTTTTAAAATTTTTCTTTTAATCTTGAGAAAGCATTATCAGTCAACTGTAACCAATCATATGCTTTACCAACTTCCGCAGCCTGATCATAATAATAGTCCGCAATAGTATTATACTCGTCCGCAGTCTTTCTTAGCAAATTACAAAGATCCTCGTATGAAGGCTGAACCATTAGTCCAGGGTGAGGGTTTTGCCAAGGTGATTCCACATATTGAGATTTAAGTGCTAGTGGTCCCAAGAATTTTTTATATGGTGCCCACTCTTCAGTACAAATTACGGGCATACCACTTGCAAGAGCTTGGAGCGGAATGAAACCGAAGCCTTCTCCCCAAGACGGATAGATTAAACAGTGATGGGAGTTAAAAATGCCCACCATTTGACTTGTAGAAACTTCGTCAGGTATAATTGAAATATTATTATATGTTTTAGATATACTACTATCTATAATATTATTATATTCATTATATACTCTTATAGTATTATATTTATAAGATTTAATAGTTAAACGATAATCTGGATCATTTCCAAAAACATCAACAAAAGCTTCAAAGGCCATCTGTCCTGATTTTCTAGGTGCTGGTTCTCCAACATGTAAAAATCTTAGTGGTCCATTTTTTCTCTGTCTTTTAAATGGTTGCCAAATATTTTCAATACCATGTTCGTAGACATGTATTGGCGGAGTGACTCCGCAGTTCTCATAGACTTGTTTTACCCAAGGAGAAGTTGCCCATACTTCATCACATTCATTTAGTGTTTCTAACCAACCCTCTTGTAATTTAGTTGATTCCCATGGAAGATATCCTATTTGATATTGATCTTTATTTAATTCAAAAAATTGTGGTTGACTAAAATTTAATTGAACTTTAGCACTCTTGTATTTAAAAGGAACTTTGTATCCTAGTTTTTGTAGACTTGTTACAATATGATATCCTGCATATCCATAACCTGTAGATATATTTAAATTTCCTGGGTTTGTGTTAAAACTTAAAATCACGACTTGACAGCCTTTCTAGTAATAGGTTATGATTAATACCTTATGAAAAATAAAACCATAAGAGACGCAGCCCTTAAATTGGGAATGATTGCACTTATATGTGCTAGCTTTCCAGGATTTAACAATGCTGCTGCTCAAACAAGTATATCAAATGATGTACCACAAGCACAATACGCCTATATAGAGGACTTTAAGAGCGTTAAATCACTGAGTGATGAGGATTTAGCTCAGTTACTATTCTGCGCTGGTTTCAAGGGTAATGACCTTTCTGAAGCCTGGGCAGTCGCAAAGAAAGAATCTAATGGCCGACCACTGGCATACAACGGTAACAGAAAAACTGGAGATAACTCCTATGGAGTTTTCCAGATCAATATGCTTGGATCTATGGGAGCGGATCGAAGAGATAAATTTAATTTGACTTATGACAAAGATCTATTTGATCCTTGGACTAATGCAACGATAGCATTCCATATGAGTGCTGGCGGTAAGAACTGGTCATCCTGGAAGGGTATGACGCCAAGGACTAAGGAATGGTTGGGTAAATTCCCAGATGATTTCAAACCCTTGCAATGTAAATGGGACAATCCAGAAAGCAATAAATAATGGACATCAGAATTGTCCGTGAATTTATAAAGCGTTACCCTAGTGAACTTTTTTGCGAGAAGGACAGTCGTCCACTATTGCCAAATTTAAGACATGATGATACAATCTATCTATATTGCCTTGAATGCAATGATACTATTGAAATAGGATATAGTTCCTACGACAGAATGAAAAGAGTGCTAGCCGTTAATGAGTGATTTCGCCGCAGAAGAAAAGCCATCTGAGACAATTGACGATAATATCGATATTGTCACATACATCACACTCTCTCGCATATACGACGTTCTCTGCTTGATAGCAGATGGTGTCGGAAAAGGCGAAGAAGTTTTAAAAATGATCGAAGCTCATCGAAATGGTGAATTGCTTGGTCCTCTTCCAGCTCTAGGAAGTGAGGCGGAGTGAAGAAGCGAACTTTATTCCTTGGAACAATTGCTCTAGGTATGGGAGCAGGCGCCGTGGCTTTTGCTATCTATGCATATGGGGCGGTATCCCAAATGCTAGATGATTTTGAATTAGATATTAGTGAAGAAGTTGACGAAGACGACCTTTTCTAGTATACTTATAGAAGTATTCGGTTGAGCTTTAGAGTTCCTGAATATTAGAGAATCCTCAGATATCCGCAGATCTGGGGATTTTCGCTTTGTATAGTGAAAAAATCGACGAGAAGCCAATCTAAGGGGTAAAAGTGTATCGATCCGATACCCAACTACCCTCTAGGGCTAAAACCCTCTAATTTTGACCTCTATGGACGAATTAGGGATATTCTGGCAGTTGGCGTATGTGGCATTTTTATCACTATACCCATATTAAGCCTTATACGCCTATTTAAGCCAAGAAGAGCTAAAGCTCTTAAGTTGCCGTTCCGTTCCTAATGATGTATACTGAAGATATGGAAACAACAACTAGCTTCTTAGATGAAGACAAAAATGGAATACCTGATTTAATTCAAGCTCCTGCACATGACCATGGATCTGTAGATATGGTTTTAGGTAGTGGCATTACTCAGATGAATCTTATGTGGGCTCTTATGGGTCTAATGCTTATTCATCACACTTGGATGTTCTTTAAAATGAGATCTACCAAGGTTTGTACCTGTAAAAGACGATAATATCTTAGTCGACTAGGATATATATGAGATTAGTTATCTGTGAGCTGTGCAAAAAAGAAATCGAAGTTCGATCAGGTTTTGCACATTTCACACTCAATAATCATATAAGGAAAGAACATAAATGAACTGTGATCACGATTTTCACTTAGATAATGATGGGGAAGTTACCTGTCGATATTGTCATATCGTAAAAGAAGTAGATGAAGATTTCTACTCCACCCAAATTTCATTTGAATAGTAGTATAAATCTTAGTCAACTAGAATATTAGTTTCTATAAAATGTTAATAAAATATTTTTTTTAGAAAATGTCTTTTCTGAATGCAATTAGCAAGAACACTATAGGTCCAAAGATAATCGTTGCTTGGATCCAATTCATATTAAACTCCAATAGTAGGGATACTGGGATTTGAACCCAGAGTCGTTTGTATATAAGACAAATGCTTTAACCAGATTAAGCTATATCCCCAAGGGATTAGCGTATTCGTCTTACCGCCGACTTTCTCATGATCTAAGTGTATCATATTTCTAGTCAACTACAATATTAGCTTTTCTAAAATGTTAATATCTGTTTATTTTGTATGATTCATACTCGGAGTAGCACAAAACGGACAAATAGTGCGCCCATAGACCTAATGTGGTGTATCTCACATTTAAAATGTCCGATTTGGGCGTTTTTTGAGTAGAAAATGTCAGTGGGGTCTGATAGGATACTAGTATCAAGTTAATCAAGGTGATTAACAAAGAAAGAAAGGAATTCCAAATGAATTCACTGTATGAAAATAGAAATAGCCTAGGCTCTGCCTTCCCTCTTACCGCTTGCGATACCTGCGGGGGACTCACAGCGTGGACACGCTGTGTAATGTGTGGAGGTCAGTTTGACATCCACTGCCCACAGGGTAAGGGATACACTAAGCCCTAGTGTGGTAGACATCACACCAAATAGCCTTGACTTTCAGGGTTTGGTCTGATAGTCTTACTACATAAGAAAAACTAAATAAAAGAAAATCCTAGGTGAGCCTCCCGAAAGAGCAAATAAACTAGGTCAGCAAAAAGGTTAGAAATACTAACCGAATAAAAAAGAAAGGAATTCTAAAATGAATTCACTAAATACACTAACAGTAGTAGTAGAGCCTTTCCACTCTATGGCTTCCTCTAACACTAAGGATAACCGTATCTTTAGAACTAAAGACGGTAACTACATTAGCCGTATGGCTTATGTATATATGGTAGCCTCTGAGGGTCTTATCTCTCACCGTTACCTTACCCCTAACGAAAGTAAGTGGGTATTCGCTAATCGTGTGGCGTAACTCACACGATCAAAACTTGACTTTTCCCTATCCCTACTATTAAACTTATACTATAAAAACTAACAGAAAGAAGAACAGTAAATGACTATCACTTACACACTATGGCAAGGCTCTCAACTA